TCCGCGATCTGCTTTCGCAGATGTCAGAGGAGCAGCTGAAAACAGCTTATAAAATAATCTCTGCCATCGCAGATGAGAAATAACGGGAGCGATTATATGAAAAAGTTAGATGATGTTGAAATTGCAAGCGCTTACAAGGGAAAGTCGTTCGATGAAGACAGAATTATTACAATCGCTGATGAAAACGGCGACGACGAATATGTTGCATATTGCTGTGAGTATGACGAAGAACAGCTTGAAATGTTCGGCATAACACCTGTTCTCTTTGAAAAGTGGGAAATCAGCGGTTTGGTTTTTGAAGTGCATATCGAAGTGCAAGGCAATACAATTACTGACTGCTTTATTTTCAAATACAGGGAAACATCATGCTATGGCAAGTCGGAAGGACAGGAACTGATACCGACTCAGCAGGAAATCAGAATATTCAGAAGGATAATGGACTTTGTAACCGGAATAAAGTAAAATCATAAGCTTCTATTTATACAAATGTTCGTTCCTGTGGGACCATAGAAACAGCCCCACGGCAAACCGCAGGGCTGTTCGACCGCTCACCTTGTCTCTTTGTCTTGCTTTTCAGCAAACTTCATAACAATACGCATAAGCTCTATGTACATTTCCCGCTGCGCGGGATCGAGCTTTTGGAAAGTGCGTATAATTCTTCTTATCGTCCTGTCTGTCATAACATCTCCTCCTTTCTTCAGAAATTCCGCAGTCCGCCTGCATCGACATTAGCACATTCCCGGAAAAATAGAAACTGACAAGTTTTACCGAAGACCGTCGTTTTTGACGGTCTTCCCGTACAATTAGACGAACGGAGTGATCAAAAATGATCGAAACAAAACTTGAAAAGATGAAAGAAGCCTCCGGTATGACATGCACCGAAATAGCTCTTGCCGCCGATCTGCCCGAAGCGACGGTGCGAAAGGTGCTCACGGGAAGAACGCCCGACCCGCGCTATGACACCCTCTACCGCATAGTCACCGCTATGGGATATACCATGAACGACCTCGTCGAATTCGACGTCAAAATTGACTGTGAGGAAGAATCGGAGGAATGCATAAAAATGTTGAAAAGGTTTTATGCGGACCGTCTGCGCGAGCTGCACGCCAATTACGCCGGATATCTCCGGTCGCTTAAAAGAGACAAAATGATAATTGCGATAGCTCTCGGAGTTGTGCTTGTCCTTCTGTTTGCCGCAATATTAATAGATACCCTCTGCGGAAACATAGGCTGGATAAGACATTAAGGAGAAAATATGAAAAAAAGAAAAGACGGACGGTTTCAGATAGCCAAAACTGTCGACGGCAAACGAAAGTATTTCTACGGCGACACCAGGGTCGAAGCATATGAAAAGCTGCAGGCATACGAAAAAGACAAATCCCGCCCGAGAACCTTCGCCGAGATCGCCGAGGCATGGCAGGATGAATATTGGGACGGCTTCGCCCCCGGTACAAGGAACTGCTATCGCTCGTCCCTTGCGCGGGCGCTCGATGCGTTCGGGAAAGAATCTGCAGACGATATAGAGCCGATGAAAATACAAGCCCTGCTGGAGACACTGAAAAGGCAGAACTACTCACTAAAGGCTGTCAAAACTCAAAAAACGGTAGTGTCAACCATATATAAATACGGAATGCTCCGCGGCATGTGCCGCACCAATCCGGCAACCGTCACAAAGATCCCCAAAGGGCTGTCAAAGGAATTGCGCCTGCCTCCGGACGACGAAACCATTAAAAAAATAAAAGCGGACAGAGAATGGCTCTATCCGCAGATATTATTATATACAGGCTGCCGGCGCGGGGAAGCGCTTGCGCTGACATATGAGGACTTTGATTTTGAAAAGGGAACAGTCAATATAGATAAAGAGATAATATTCGAGTCCAACGAGCCGCGCCTTGTCCACCGCACGAAAACCCACGCAGGCAAACGAACGGTCCCGCTTGTTAAAGCTCTCAGGGAGCAGATACCCAAAAACAAAACAGGTGCTGTGTTTGATGATATAACCCTCAGGCGTTTCAAGACCCTCTGGGATAAATATTGCAAACGCCTTGAAATAGAGGTAACACCGCACCAGCTGAGACATGCGTATGCCACCATGCTGTACGATGCCGGGGTTGACGTTAAGATCGCGCAGAGGCTTCTCGGACACTCCAGCTTGAAAATGACAATGGACATATATACGCACATAAGAGAGAGCCGCCTCGACGACGTAGCCGAGCAGCTCAATTCTTTTCTTAATTCGTGACATCAATTTTGACATCATTTTTCGTTAAAAACAGGCGAAAATCGGTTAAAAACGAGAAAAAGAAAACCGCTCAAATCCCTTGAAACCTAAGGATTTAAGCGGTTTTTGCGTTGGTCTGAGTGACTGGACTTGAACCATGCCAAATCCCAATCACAACAACGCTTTTCAAGGCTTTGACATCATTATAGACGTATCAAAACATCTCAACGCAGCGGCGGAGCATTTCGCGTTCGCGGTCATCATCAGCACTGTTCATAAGCTGTATGAGCTTGCTGCGCGTGTCTCTGCGCCGCCCGCTCTCATCTTCGTCACGGCTGTAATGTCCGCGGACGTAATGCATGTTGCTGTAACCGCCGTCATGACGGTCGCCCTCTCTGCTGTAGCTGCCTCTCGAATCCCGCTCTCCGCTTTTGAGCTTCTCGATTTTGAGAAGATTCTTCAGCGTGTCGGAAAACTTGTGGACTGCTTCGATATCTGCCATAGACAGATTCTCCTTGTGAGAATAATTCTCCAGCTCGGAGCACAGGGTTTCTTTCAGCCTGTCCATATTTTCCATAACGTCCTCCTTACGCTACGCGCTCGACGATAATGTTTGCGTTTTGCACATTTATCGCCTGCGCGCTTGTGTTTTTGACCGAAATCTGCGTGCAGCACCCTCTCGGCACGGTTATGAATATCCCCTCCGTTATATTCCAGTAATCCCCGACTGCTGCCGGAGTTACAATAGCAGAGGAAGCGGGTACGGCTTCACCGTTTATTGTCAGCGCCATAGATATAGCGCCGGCAGTTCCGCCGGCAGGCACCGCAATGTTGGCGCCGAAGGTCACCTTGTACCGTGCCGATGCTGCACAGGAGTTGACAATACCGCGTAAAGTGATAACGCCCGCGCCCTCTCTGTGGATAACATATCCGCGAGTGCAGGGAACCGCCGTTTCAGTAAACAGTACATTGCCGCCGGAAGCTACGTTCTGAACGGCATTACTTGTATATTCGGGCATAGTCCGCCTCCTTAATAAGAGCCGCAGCCCGCACAACTGCCGTAGCAGTTAGGATTCTGCACCACATACGCCGGAATGGGCGTAGGGCTGAGAGCTGCGGTCTGATTTGCCAGTGCCTGCGTAATAAACGCATTCTGCGCATTCTGGCTGATCTGATTCTGCAGAACTCCGTTTGCGGCAAGAAGATCGGTGTTGCGCTGCTTGAGCGCATCGATCTCGGACTGACACATCTTGTCAAGGATAGTCTGCACACCTGCACGCTGGCTGTCGATTATGTCGCGCACGCCCTCGCCTATAGCGGTGCGGTTCGCACACGACTCGGTAGCCATAGTGTACTTAAGGTCCGCAATAGCCGACTTATTGTCGCAGCAGCACTGCGCAAGCTGAGCCTGCAGGGAATTAAATCCGTTGCAAAGCTGGAGCTGATTTGCGGAGAATCCGTTGTTGACAGCATTGGTAACGGCATAAGTAGATTCACACATGCTGTTCTGCAGGTTCTGTATGCCGCTCTGAATACTGTTGGTAGCAAAGCCCTCCTGAATGTCCGCGCGGGTAGCATAGCCCTGGAAAGCGTTGCCGTCGGCACCGCCCCAGCCGCCGCGCCCCCACATGAACAGAAACAGTACGATGATCCACCATGCACCGTTTCCGCCGAAAGCGTCGCCGCCATTGTTGTTTCTTGTAACCGCTGCGAGATCCGCAGGGGTCATTCCTTCGTTTACCATAATAGTCTCCTTTGTTTTTTTATTTATCTTTCACGCGCGCACGTTAAGAACTATTTAAAAAGATGCTGAAACTGTCCGGCAATGGACTGCAGCCGGTTAAGCTGCTGCTGCGTCATTTCGCCGCTGTCCAGAAGCCTCTGTATTTCCTGTCTCGGATCGCCCTTAAAGCTCTCCGAAAACCTCTTGAATTCGCTTATCATCCGCGACATGGGATCATTTCCGACCTGACTGCCGAATGCGTTGTAAAAAGGATTACTCATTTTCTGCCTCCTGCCTGTCGCAAATAAGCTTCTTCAGCTCCTCGAATTCCTGTCTTGTCACATAGTCTGACTCTTTCGCCTGGGGCGCGGCGGAAACGCGCTCCACCAAATCAAATGCCCGGAGCTGCGGCATACCGTTATGATCTGCCGCCTTGAGGTAGACCGCCGGAGCCTCGCTGTCCCATAACTGCACAGTATTTCCCGGCGCTACCGGGTAAGCCTTTGCAGCCTCTATCCCCTGCACCCATATAAGTCCGGCAGGCTGGGACTGCTGCTGCGGAATCGCCGTCTGCAGCGGCGCATAAGTTGCGGGATATCCCGTATAAAATCCTCCGAATGCCATTAGTAATCCATCCTTTCGTAATAATAGATCGGCGCACGGTCGCCGCTGTCCCATGTGTCAAACCAGTCTCCGTTTTCCACGCAGACAACATGACCGCCGAGAGCAAGTACATATTTTCCCCCGGGCTTGCTGTCGGCAAAAGCCGCAACGCTGCATGCATCCTCGCATACTCTGCGCTGCCAGCCCTCGCTTTTGAGGTATGCACCCCATACAGCGTCAGCCGACGGCATGTCTCCGTCTCTCAGCGATTGTACAAACAATCCGGTCGCAGTAGTTTCCCAATCTTTGTCAAGCGCTTTGCAAAGAGCACGGACGACACAGTCGCCTACACGTTTTCCCCTTGGGTTGGGGTTGTAAAATCTATACACAGCCTCGCCGCCTTTCCGTTAATATTGTAAAATAAAAAAGGCACCTGCGCCATGTCGCGCAAATGCCTTTTATGTGTCTCTTTCGGGTCAGATGTGAGCCGTTAATGTATTCATGCAGCGGTATACGATCCGCTTGATCTGGCGGTCGCTCATGCCGAATTCCTCCGCGAGCGGCTCAAAGCAGATACCGTCAAGCAGCCTCCGCTTCATAATAGCCCTGTCCCTCTCGGATAATATCCATTCGTCTATGAGCGCCGTCCATCCCGAGTATCCTATCTCGTCAATACCCATGCCACACACCCCGCCGCGATGATAACCGCCTGTACGATTATGACCGCAATGAGCTTGTTTGTCAGTTTCCGGTTGTGCCACATGGCTGTCTCATAAACGATATACGGTATATCTTTCATCATGTAACGACCTTTCCGTTTAATTTTGCCTCAGCCTATCTTGAGTCTTGCCCCGACCTTGCAGTGCTGCTTAAGATACCATCCGGCATTGTTATGACCGGACAGACAGATGCAGCCCTTTGGGATAGGCGTGTTGGATTTGCCGTCAACGATCTGAGTAATTATGCCCTTGCTGTTGACGATAACGTCAACACCCCACTTGTTAAAGCCCGTTGTCGCTCTGCCGTCTGTGATGAGGACAAGTGCATTCGTTCCTCTGCTTGTATTGATGCCCGTAATTTCACCCATGCTGATTTTCACCTCTTTCGGATAATTTATTTCATTTGCCTTTTCTGCTATGTAGTCCATCTTTGAGAGCAGATACGTCCCCGGGCAGGCAGTAGCGGCATACATACGATGCCAGCAGAGATTTTTCCCTTTAACAAGCTGTCCGAGACTGTTCCGCTTTGCAATGTCTGCACACAGCTTTATAAGGCTGTCAAGCGTCTTGTCGGAGACTGCCCACGGCTCGCCCGTTTTACTGTTTGCCACTTCGATTGTAACCGCATAGCGGTCGATTTCAAATCCGCCCGTTGTCCCCGCGCAAAGGTTCTCCGGCACACAGAGCACTATTTCGCCGTTATAGCCTATGCAGTAGTTAGCCGATGCGCCGCGCTTCGGGTTCTGAAAAGACTGTGCACAGCGTTTTCCCGTCCATACCGCCGCCATATGATGTACGATGATTTTGTTGATTTTCGCGCCCTTGCGGTCTCCCCAATAATTGTTGGAGTGGGCAAGGACGGTTTCCGAAATAAGCGCGGAATTACTCATTACCGTCACCTTCGGTCTGCTTCTGAATATTCATAAGCACCGCGATAGCTACGGTAGTGCCGAACTGAATAAGCGCCGCCGCAACAGCTTCCTTTGAAAAATCGGTGGTAATTGCGGTGAGCAGAGCAATACCCGCGCCCGCAGCGCTCTGAATGAGCGTCCTCAGAACTCTTTTCCAATTGAATTTCATTTTAATATCCTCCTTTATTTTGCCGCCTCTGTGGGCAGTTTTAACGTTTTGTGAAACAGCTCGGTCGCAACGTCGTTGCCGCCGAGCGCGTGATATGCCGCATACGCTCTTGTCAGCGCCTCGCGCGCATATATGGGGCAAAATTCCTTTGCCGTGTACTTGTCATGATCGCGGATTATCTCTGCACGGAGCAGGCATTGCATGCCGTCCTCAAGAGCGGCATACTTTCTCTTCATGTCCTCGTCCCGCTTTTTCATTTTCCTTGTAGCACTGATCGCTATCGAGACCGCCCCGCCGAGAACGAACGGCACCGCCCAGCGGATTATTGCGTCAACTATCTGTATCCACATTTCGCACCTCCTCGGCCGCAAAGCCTGTCCAGTCCGTATTTGCGATTTCGGCAGAGAGCGCGTCATATTCTTCCGCCGTTATTTCCACGCCGCCGAGCCCGGTCCCGATCATAAGCAGCTGCCCATTAGCGTCAATCTGTTTGTAATATCTCATTTGAGTCCTCCTATACCATGGCTATCCATCGGTAGGTGTATGTCAGAAAGTACCATGCCGAGCCGCCGTTAGTCGGCAGATATATGTTGGATGCCGTATCTGCCGTTTTGCTTGATGTGCAGTCTACAATATCGCCCTTTGCACAAAGCAGATAGCTGTGCGGGTTTGAGGCTCTGTTGTATGTTACGGCAAATGCTATCTCCTGATTGTTAGGAGATGCGTCAGAACTAATGCTGCCGACAAATACATAGCTCGGTATAACTCCGAGACCGTGCTCAATTGACACTTCTTTAGTCATCGTTGCGGGTGTGCACTGGAACGTTCCCGTGGCTATCCCATCGGGCAGGCTGCCGCCCGTCTCAATAGCCGTTATCGCCGCCGCCATAGCGGAAAGCTTGTATGTATCGGTGCTGCCGTTTTTGCCGCGTATAGCGTCGGCTATGGCTTTAATGCTGTTTTCTTCGTACAGTTTCTTTGACATCAGTAGCTCACCTCCGTACCGTCCGGCAGAGCAGCTATTACATCAGCGACAATTTCCGCCTTGTCCGCCGCTGTCCAGTAGTCTGTTCCCTTGACGGGAGTATGTCCGTCCACGCCGGGAGTTCCGGGTGCTCCCTGAGCTCCGGTGTCACCTTTGTCCCCCTTTTCTCCGGGGTCTCCCTTGTCGCCCTTTGCTCCCGGGTCGCCTTTATCCCCCTTTGCGCCGGGTGCTCCGGCATCGCCCTTGTCTCCCTTGTCTCCCTTTGCAACGGTAGTGCTGATAACATTTCCGACTATCTGCACATTGTCTCCGGCAATAAGGGCGTTCTGCTTTGCATCCCATGCGGCAGCCTCTTCATCGGTAACATAGTGTACAATCTTTCCGTTTGCCCGCATTTTTCCGGTGGACGGCTGCACTCGAAGCCTACTGCTGTATGTAGCTTTGTAGAATCCGTCCGTAAGCAGTACGCTTCTCCACTTATCCTCATTCGACGACTCCGCAAATACTCTTTCGATATCCTCTGTATAGTAGCCGCTCTCCGCGACATTGCCTTTGCCGTCAAATACGGCAATGCAGTCTGCTTCCGCTTCCGGCACCTTCGGCATCTTCGTATCAAGCCCGGTCTGCACGTCCTTGACATCCGCAAGCGCCTTGTCAAGCCCGGTCTGCGCGTTTTTGACATCCGCAAGCGCCTTGTCAAGCGCGGAGTATGTGTCTGTCGCTTCGATTGCCGCGTCATTCTGCAGCACCGCCTCCGCGTAAATTTTAAACTTTGCGCTTGTGAGCGTGTCCCCGCCGCTCCCGATGATGCGGATTTCGCATTCTGATTCTCCCGCTTCGATCTCCGACGTGAGAAAGGTATGCTCTATGCGGTCGGCATATGCCGTGCACTCGCTGTAATGCGTCGCCGTCGCGCCCTTTATATACATTGTGGCGGTGTAATCGGCGCCGCCGCTTTCATTTACAGGCAAAGAATAAGGTTTGAGACCGCTCATGAGGCGTATTACAACAAGGCGTGTCTTTGTGTCACCGAGTTTGAAACCCTCAAGAACGGCTTGAAAACCGCCTTTATTTGTGTCTAAAGTAATATCGTACATTTCAGCACCTCCGACACAAGTATAAAGAAAAAACGAGGGTAGGTGATACCCTCGTTTTTATTCAGTCTTCCTTCCACTTTCTCACAGTGGATTTTTTGATAACCTTGTGACCGTCAACGGTTACATCGCCGAGAATGTCTGCTATGCGCTCCCGCTCGTCTTCGTCTCCGTCTTTGTAAAGGTCTCTGTAGTGACCGGAAAGCAGGCTGCGAACTGAGGTAAAAGCTTTTCCCTCAGGGTCGTCGGCTTCCTTTTCCTTGTAATAGTCCACCTTGAGACGGTAGTATTCTTCGAGCAGGTCGTAGTTTCCTTCCTCAACATCCGCAATAATGTCTTTTTTCGTTGCGGTCATGCCGTCGATCTGAGAAACGGTGTCAACGTCCTCGTCCTCGTCCGCGCTGTCCTTCAGCGCCTTGTTTTCGGCAGAAACAACAGCGGCGACAACATATTCCTTGTCAAAGCCGTCGTTTGCTATGTCGCGTATGATGCTGTCATATTTCTCATAGTCACCGTCCATGTGCGCGGCGGCGGCTTCGGCAATACGAATGTCGTTGTCCTTCAGACAGTCGATAACGCGGCGGCGGAAATCCTTCTCGCCGAGCCTGTCCTGTGTACGTGCGATGTATGTATCGTCGTCGTTCATAAAGGCGTAGTACAGCTTGCCTTTGTCGTCGCGCGGCGTGGTAAGGTTACGGCTCAGCCCGTTTTTCCATGCGGTGTCGGCTGCGGTATTAGTGGTGGTTTTCGTGGCGCTTTGCCATTCTGTGGCAATTGTACGGTATATAGCGCGGAAATCTCTTGTAAGGCTCGTCATGGCAACACCGCTCATGTCAGCCAATATGGAAAGGGCATCCCATGACGCCTCGGCTCTTTCCTTGGCGTTCTTGCTTTCGTCTCCCCAAACCTTTGCGAGCTTTTTCACCTTTGTCATAAGGTCTCCGATAATTTCCACATCCGGTCGGTCGACATTAAACCCGTTAAAGACCAAACTGTATATGTCCTTAAACCACGGCAGCAGCATGAACGGATTGATATTGTCTATTGAATTCTCAATAAACGCCTGCAGATATTTCTCCCAGTAGTTTTTATCGTCATCGTCGTCTCTGAAAGCGTCCGCAAATGACCTGATAGCCGCGGTAAATATCTGGCTTGCAATAAGGCTTGCAAAAATTCCTGCAGCTTTTCCTTTTTCTCCGTTCAGCAAGAGACGAACTCCGTCATAAACCATATTCAGCGTGGTCATAGGCTCTGCCATGAACTGAGTGATAAACTTCTCAAACGCTTTTCCGTCCCTCATTATTTTGGAGCGGGCGAATATGGAGTCGTATACCTGTGTTTTGTTTGTGATTTCATCAAAGCGGTCTCCCGCTTTTTTGAGCACATCCTTGTAGGTATAGTCTGCGTTGGATTTTTTGAAATTATCAATCGCTTCGTTTCTGCAGGCGTTCCATATCCACATCCATGTGACTTGGTCGAGTTTTTCCGCGACCCAGAACTGACCCTCCTGCAGCCCCTTTGCAGCTGTATGACCGAAGGTGTTTCCTTTTGCGCCGAGGTCTGTAATGGTTTTGCCTATAGACTGCTTGGTGTTGATGTCAACACCGCCGAGCTGCTTGACCACCCATGTAGAGGCATACTGTGTCATTTCGGCAAGAGATTTTCTTTGCTGCGCCTCCGACATGGTCTTTGCCTTTACGCCTATGAAATACTTCGGATTGATTTCCGCAAAAGCACGCATGACAGCGCACGGCTGCTGAATTGCAACAGCTAAATTCAGTCCCGTTCGCGCAGCCTTCACCGCGCTGAACAGCCGCATATATGCCAAATCTCCGTCGCTTCGTATACCGCCGTTTACATCCGTAAGGAACTTCATCATTTCGCCGTACAGCTTTGAGCCGAGAACATCGCGCACTCTTGTACTGCCATCCTCGGACTTTGATGTGCCGTTGATGACTTTTGTAATGTCCTCAAGTGGAAGTGTAAACGCAGCGTATGCCGCCATATCCGATGCATGAGTCTGATATACGTTAACAAAGCTTGAGATAGAGAGCGCCTGCGTCGCATTGGCAACGGTCTTGATGGTAAACTTGCTGTTTTTGAGCTTTGCGGTATTTTTTTTCGGGTCTATGGTACTCCTGAGATAGTTGTTGTCAACCGTCAGAGTTATATAGTTATCCTCGCCGAAAAGCATGATGTCGTAAAGCTTCATGGAAACAGCATTGCCGTCCGCTGCGATTTCGGTAGACATGTATTTCTGCATCTCGTCTCCGAAGCGGCGCATGTCGTCGCTGAGCGTCTTCCCGAATTTGGTAAGATCGTTCTCCGTAAGCGTCATCATATCCGCATTGGCATAGACTGTCTCTTTGCCGTCTGCCACCAAACGCATCTTGCCGCCCTCAAGCCTGAAGCCGTCTCCGAGCAGATGGACCCGACCCTGTCCGCGCTTGGCGGTGAGATACAGCGTCAGTATTTCGCCGCCGGTGAGCCGGGCGGTTTTTCCGTTATCAAATGTAATGTCGAACTTTTGGTTGAACATTTTTTCCTTGATACCGTATTTCTGCGCCGTTTCTCTGTATTTATCCGCATACTTGAGTATAAGCCTGCCGCTGTCCCCTTCGGCTCTCTGCAGATTGCGGTAGAGCTGATAAAGTGTATCGCTGCCGGACTGCTTGAAAAGCTCATAGGGCTTCAGATTGTTCCAGAACAGCATGTTCGCCGTGCGGTCTTTTGCACCTCGCACAAAGTCGCTTCTCGAAACCTTTTTGTTTCTTGCGTCCTTTGTCTCTCCCGCTACCTTCGCGGTAGTCTCCGAAACGCTGCGGCTGCTTCTGAAAAGCTTGTTCGCGTCCGAGATTTTTTTCTGCACTGCCTTGGTAACGGCAAGAACGTCTTCCAACTGGTCTGCGGTAAGCAGATACAAGGGTCTCTCCCCGATTGAGTGTCGCAGATCTTCAATTGCTCGCGCAAGATCGGATACGTCAATGTAATAAGTGCTGTCCGCATTGTCGTATGTCTTGTAGTACGAAAGCATCTCGGAAAGATAGTCCGCGGCTCTGACATTTCTCTCACCGCTCTTTTCGATAGATGAAAGCTTTTTCTCTATCTGCTCCGTAAGAGAATTGTAACTGTCAAAGTCTTGCTTGAGCTGCCCCATACGCGCGTCTGCGTCGGCATAATCCTTTGAGCCTTTGTCATACTGCTTTATGCGCTCCGCAAGCTGAGTATACTCTGTATACGCATCAAGGTATTTCCCTCGCCGCTTTTCAAGGCTGACAATTGCGTTCTCAGCCCTTGCAATGCGTTCATCGTAATTCTGAGTCCGTGAGTCTATCTGCTCACGGAACGCCTTAACAATGTCCCTCAGAGCACTGGGGATGTGCTTTGTCTTGCTGTCTTCCTTGGCAAGCTTGTCAAGCTTATCGATGCGCTTCGCAATGTCCCGAACGATCTCGCGCCGTCTGCGGTTTTCCTCCCGCTGCGCAAGCGTGTCCTTTATGCCCTGCGCCGCTTCCTGATATTTCTGCTTCTGTGAGCGCAGGGCGGCTTTTGAACGCAGCTTCTCCGCAATAACAGCCTCTTTCGATTTTCTCTCGGCAAGAGTTTTGAAGGTGTCGTATCCTCTGTAGCCGTAGAATTTGCTGTCAAGCCGGTTGAGCTTCTTGGCAATACGCTCCTTTTCTTCATTCAGGGAGGGAAGAGCGCTCCTGTCCGTACCCTTGGTGAAAGAGATTTCCTTGATTTTCCTGTTGGTCTCGGCAAGCTCCTTCTGCAAAGCGTTTGCTTTCTTAACCTCAGACTTCAGCTTTTCGACAAAGCTTTTTTCCTCATCCGTCTCGGCAACAGCTTCCATGTCAGAAACAAGGGTATCCCTTGATGTTTCGGTCTCTTCAGAGAATTTCAGTCCTTGAACGCGTAAGGAAACGTTTCCTTCATCCTTTGTATATACTCCGTCTCGGACTTCGAACTGTGAAATATCTCCAAACCCTTTTGTGCCGTTTCGAAGCTTTGCTCGTCCGAAGTCGCGCTTCCCACTCGCTTTGTAATCTTCACCATTGAATCCGTAAACTTGTCCATAGTTTCTCCTTTGGTTGATAAAACGCTTAATATCTTTTACGGTTAAATCGTTTGTTGCAGTATCTCCGAAAAAATAGTATTTCAGTGCCTCCATATCCGTTGCATTGTCTGTGTTGAAAACCAACACCGATTCATACCTCGGATTTTCAAATGTGCCTGAAACGAATATTATCTTGTTGTTGACCTCAACAGCATAGCTGCCGTCCTTGAGTCGGAATTCCTTGCGCTTTTTGTTTGCGAAAAGCTCTGCGACGGCAGAGTAAAGCTTTGACGCATCTTCTCTTGTAAGAAGCGTCCTTAACCATCCGCGTCTATTATAATCCTTCACAGACATGTTTGCAAGGGCTTTTTCAATTGCAGACTTTTCATTTTCGGCAAATTCTTCGGAGGTCTCCTCAGAGAACATAAATTCCCTCAAATCAGACTGTTCTTTCGGAATGGTGCCGTCTTTGAAATAATTCTGTATATCAGAAATAATTTTTGACGTAGAAGTGCCCTCTCCGTACTCTCTGCTGAAAACATTGTTGCCTCTGCTGTCAGAAACATCAAGATAGAATCCGTCGTTTTCACGCATTATAGACGGAATAATGCTTCTCAGCATAGAGACCTGCTTTGCATTAGGCATAGCGGCTATATCAATGCCGTAAGTTTGCAGACGGATGTTACCCATGTTCATGAAATAAATCATGCCGTCGGAATATCCCGCATCATCAGGCAAATCAAGAATATCTGAAATCTCTCTGTGATCCTGTACTCTGTAACCTTGACCGTCGCTGAAATCAAGCATTGACCCGGTCGTTGTCAGATATGCAGCCTTTTTCAGCGAGTATGTGGTATGAAATCTTCTGACAGCCTTGTTCACATATTTTTTAACATCATCGTCGGTGAATGACGTAAGAGCGTTTTCGCGCTGTTCGGAGGTTTCCTCCGAATAACGGATATCCTTATTCCCCTTGTCAAACGTCCCGATGTTGTCAGTTGCGGATTTAATCTGTGATGAGTCCTTAACGACTATGCTCAGTCCGCGGCTGACAGGTTTTCCGTCTACGAGATCGCCGCCTTCGTCAAGTATGATGGCATCATAACCGAGCTCCGGATGTTCATCAAGATATTCACTTATGTCGTATCCGTCAGTCCAGTCGGGAAGCCCTGTATCCTGGAGTTCACTCAGCCCGTATTCGCTGCGAATGCTGTTATAGATGTCACGCGCCTGCGCATCCCTTGTATCAAAAACTTTGTCAGCGGTAAGATACACAGCGTAAAGTGCTTTGCTGTTGCCTCGCTCGGCATATCGCTCGGCATAAGATTTCTTGTCGGTGAAATACTGCCAATTTCTGAAAACTGTAAATCCGCCGTTCTTTTTTGCGCCGTGATAAAACACCTTCGGTTTGCCGTCAGCGTCTAAGAATATCGGGTTTATTTTGCTCGGATGTTTTTGCCAATCTCCGAACCAGCGCTTAAATTGCTGCGTTTCGGTTACATTTTCAAATTTTGTCTTGACATTTGACTTTGAATCGCGTATACTATTAACAGAGCCGTCGTGAGGCAGGGCACTGGGCAATTGGAGCCCAGCCCTCTGTAGTAACGTCACGGCTCTGTTTTTATCCCAATAGAACAATTCCACTGCGCCTTTGTTTGTATGTTCAATGGCGCTTTTTAATTGTGAGAGGCTGTTCTTTTTTGCAAAGATAGTAGTCATGGCGTTACTGTCAATTACGATATTGTTAGTACGTCCGGTACCGTCTATCTCTATCGCGCTGATTACTTGGCTGCCGTTGTGCTTGAAATCGAAAATCACCATTGCACGGTCAGAATGCCCCTTCGACTGAGACTGAATAATTGCTATAGGGTCTTTTATAGCTTCCGGCAGGTTTTTCAGCAACGCTTCGCCTATAGTGTGGTTAAAGTTCTTTGTGCCGTTAAGAGCATAATCCACATGAGTTTGATTTAAAGTAACAGGCAATGCATTAAAACCTACAGACTGCCACTTTTGCGGCGTTCCACCTACAAGGAGGGTATCATATTGAGGAAACTTACCGTTTTTAAAATCCTCAACCTGTTCGGCAAATGATTTTGTAAAATCATATTTGTCGTCTGTTTCCTCCGACAGCTGCAGCCCCTCTTTCTCCGCCTGCTTTTCGAGGACATCAAGATTTTCTCTCGTCTTCGCGTTCTCCGCCTCGGCGAGAGCGTTTCTCATGTTCCGTATGGAATTCTCAAGAGCGTTGTCGAATACCTCCTGTACCTCCTCAAGGCTCTTGAGCGCTTCTCTGAGCTTCAGCGCTGCATCGTGCAGCTCCTCGTTGCCGTCGTACATATCCGTCTGCGCCTTACGAAGATTTGCGATAAATTCCCGTACCTTCGTGACTACCTTTACAAACAGATTTGCGTTTTCCATAGCAAGCTTTTCAAGCGCCTTGCTGTCGCGCAGCAGCATTTCGCATCCGTCCGCAATGACCTCATCGGATGCCATGGCATAACTCATGCCGAGCTTGTCCATTTTTTCCTTAACAAGCGCGTCAAAATCAGCATCCAAAGCATCGCGGATGTAGTCTGTCAGTACGTTGTAATCGGCTTCGCTCCACACCTTTATGGAGTGCGTGACCTCATGCGCGAGTGTGTGACCGAGAATTCCGCGCACATCGGTTGCGTTGTATGTTGCATCAGCTCGCAGATATATTGTGTTGGTCTTCTCATCATACGCACCGTTTATCAATGTATCCCCAATGCGCTTTCCGTGCAGTTTTGCGTCCTCCGAAAGAAATTCAACGTCATATCCGAGCTTTGCCAGAGTGCGTGCAACATTTTTCGCTCCGCTTTTGTTTTTGCCGAGATGTTCTTCTCCTCGCACCTCGCCCTTTGCGCGTCCTCTTTCCTGAATAACTCGCTCGGCTCTCGCCTTGATGTTTCTTTTCATTTCGCTTTGTGCTCTCGCTTTTACTCCCTGCTCGATAGCGGAGGTCACAAGAACGTTGTTGACTTCGGCATTCTGCGTGAAATATATTCTGCTCTTATACCCTGCTACACGTTCGCCGTTCTTTGCCGCTCCGGTCTCGCCGAGAGAGCGATACAGTCCCCACGTTGTAGCGAACACTCCCTTGTCAGTGCCGTTTGCATACTTGCGGTATGCGCTTATCATCTCGTTTGCTTCTGCGTCGGTCATACCCTTTACGGCATTGACAAACAGCGTTTTGTCCTTTGATGTAAGACCGAATTCGCCGCTGTCAACCTCTGTGCCGTCTTCAAGTATGTACTTTGTTTTGCCGCCCTCTCGCTTAATGCCGTATATGCTGCTTGCGTTGTAGGCTTTTCCTTCGGATGACTCCTTGGTTTCGACAATATCATTGATCATATTGCGCACCTCGGAAGTCTCTGTGCGCTTCTGTACGGCTTCAAGAGCCTCAAAAACTTTTTCGACGTTTTCCTCTGTAAGAACGCCGTTTGCGGAAAGAGCGGAAATGGCGCTGACATCGGCGGTGCCGGTTGCGATTTCGGCAACCATCTCCGCAAGGCTTTCATTGTTGTTCACAATAGGCATTGCCGTTTCCTTTGCCGCTTTCAGCTCGGCTTCGACAACATTCTGTGCAAGCTTGCCCATGTTTCTGTTCCGAACCGCGTTTCTGACCTTGGAAACAAGCTTTCCTACGCCGCGGCCTTCGGGCACTTCCTCTGAGGCTTTGGATATGTCAAAACCTCGCTTTTCAGCGATTTCAAGCACATTTTTCCCCGCATCCGTTCCCGCAATGGACTTTCCGATATCGGTCTGATTTTTTATGTCTGCAACACTGTTGCGGGCTGCGGAGACTCCCCCTCCGATAACAGCAGCAGTACCGCCCATAATACCGCCCACAAAGCCACCCCAAGCCTGCTCTGCGGCAGAAGCGAGCACATCAAGAAAAGCTTTCTTTTTGGCTTCCTCTCTGCTGAGTCCTTCCGCCTCATAGGTGAGTATTGCGTTCGAGAACTTTGAGTGATCTTGATTTATGACAGCATCAGAGAAGCGGTTCATGATTTCGGTAACTACTTCTTCGCTGCCCTCAACCGCGCCCTGTCCCAGCATTTTCAGCAGATTTTTATCTTTTACAAAAGACTTCATGAACGACTTGAAGCTTGTAACGTCAAAGCTGCTTTCGAGAAATTTGTCAACGAGCGAACCTATTGATATTTTCTCGCCGAGATATTCGGCAACACCGGAGGCAAAACCGTATGCCAGCGCCTCGTTCGTAGTCGAACCGTTTTGAACAGCCTCCTGCAGACCGCTTGAAGCAGCCTGCCCGGAGAGAATAACGCTTGCGACAACCTGACCTGCCGCGGGACCGAATGCATAGCACGATCCTACAACGGTAGCCAGCGAGTTGATTCCGGATGAAACCCCGCTGTATGTGCTTGTCCAGAATTTTCTTGCCCTTTCGGAAACACCTGCTTCCTGCATTGCTTTGTCGTATATTTCCGTCTGGGCTCCGATGATTTCGCCGGATATGTTTGTGGCATAATCATCATAGGTGTTAATCGGGCGAAAACTATCGCTGTTGTAGTCGCTGTGCCCTATAGAATCCATAAGGTTGAAAATATAATCGGTGCCGGAGACAAGAGCGAACGGCACGGCTGAAATAGCCGAAGCAATTCCGCCGAGAGCCTTACCGACAACGGGAACGCTGTTCACTCCCTCAACTGCCGTCTGAACTGTTTCCTGAACTTTTGCCGCTCTTTCCTTGTCCCGCTGCAGCTTTGCGTAGTCTTTAACAGCGTCATAAGTCGCCCCGGACTCGCTTTTAAAATTTTCTTTCAGCTTGTTCAACGCATCGCTGTTCTTAATTTCACTGTTTATCCGGTTCTTGGTTTCAATGCTGTATATTCCGTCTTCTTTGGCATAGTTTGTTCCGTACTTTTCGTCATATTCTTTGACAATATCAAGGTACGGCTTTTTCTTTTCGGCACTTACAGTGCTGTTTTCCGAAAGCCACTGCATTGCATCCGTGACTTTTTCAATAAAATTGATTTCATCGTATGCTGCTGCGGCTGCACTGTTGTATCCTCCGTATCCCTTATCAGTCGCCGCTTTGTATGCGTTGCCGACCTTGCGCTCATAGTACAGATTTTCCCATGACATGGCGCCGGAGTTGCCGTTGTCGTCTGTGTAGTAATACGCTACATCGCGTCCGGCATAATCATTGTCTATCATATTACGCAGCTTTTCCATACGCTGCTGGTTATTTGCGTATTCTTCCGCGTAATCTCCGTAAGGATTGAATGAAGACACATTCCCATCGGCTTCGGCGAGTTTGATTAACTCCTCATTCCTCTTTGTGAGTCTGTCGATCTCTCCCAAAGCGATTTTCTGTTTGTATGACGGATTGCCTTTATCTTTGATTTTTCTGAGTATTTCATCGTCTGTCATGGTAGACACTTTGTCTTCCGTCAGCAGCAGTGAAGAAAGATAGTCTTTATCTTCAGATGTCAGCTTTCTCCCCTGATATCTGCGCCCCTGTCCCATTTCATCGGGGGCTGCTCCCGCATCGATCGTTCTGTCGGAAAGAGCGGCTTCGATATCTCTGTATTTGCTGTTTTCGTTAAGTCCCGCTTTTTTAAGCGCACTCTGTGCCGCTGCTCTTTCCTCGACGATTTTGTTGAATTTATCCCGTCCGCCGGCGGCTGCCGAACTGTTGAAATAATCGCTGAAAGTCTTGTCGTCCTCGGTCGTGTCGGTATCAATAATCGAGTTGACATTCTGCAGAGCGGCAAGATAACCCTCCGGAGTCAGAAAAGCCTTGTTGTCCTCAATGCTCTGCTTTATCTTTTTTGCACGGTCTTTGTAGCTCTGCATGGATACCTTGAGTCCGGGAGCCTGCATATTTTCATATTTGCTGTCAACTCCCAAAACATACTTGCTGCGCTCGGTGTAATCCTTGTAATAGTCATTGTAAAGCGATTCTATATCCTTGGAAATTGCGTTAACCCTTGATGATATTACAGTATCGTCCACACCGAAATTGCTTGTAGCCTCAAATCTTCCGCCTGCGGATTTCTTTTTGAAATTCTTTGTTGCTTCAAATGCCATGTCAGCCTCCGTAGATTACTTGTATCTGTCTTCCTTGATTCTTCCGTGCGTGTTGCCCTGCGTGTTTTTGTCATCAAGTGTTTTTCGGGTAAAACGCTTGCCGTTAACGTAGTACGCCTGATATGCGTTCTTTGTGCCGTCCCATATCCAGCCCAGACCGTCCGAGTCGAACCATACATTCTGCGTACGTCCGTTTACATTGTCTGTGTAGCCGGACTGCGTCAGCTTCTTACCGCCCACGTTGTCAGGCTGATAGCCGTTGCTGAAGGTGCCGTGCTTAATATCAGGGTTTTTAGACCTTGTATAAGGATTAACGCCTGTTTCGATAGCCTCTTCTTTGCCGCCGGGGTTGGTAAAGTAAGTTTTTCCGTCTTCGTCTTTGTACTTGTAGTTGTACAGTATAGAGTCGACTTCCTCTGTGTCCGCAGTATTCCTGTTCTGCCGCGACAGCTCAAACTGTCTTTCCCACTGGCTGTCGGATACCTTGTCGCGTTCCTTCTGATATGCAAGCTGTTCTCTTGCAAGGGCATCGGCGGCATAGCTGCGCTCCAGTTCGGACGCACTCTTATATTCGTCCGCGGCTATAGTGTAATCCTGAAGAAGACGGGCATATTCTGTCTGATCCGCATCGCCGAGGGCATTTGCCTTGTTCAGCATATCCTGTCCCTCCTGCACATATCTCGAATACGCGCTCTCGCTAAGCTGAGGCACAACATCATTGAGCTTTTGCATATAGTTGTTGTATACCTGCTGTCCCGCAGTCTGAGCATAACTGTTGCCGTATCCGCCCGTAAGCGCCGCAGCCTGTCCCATTGTGTCCTTCATGGCAAGCCTACCCTGCCTTGTGTAGCTGTCCTTGTACTGGTTATACACCGGGTCGGCGTTGAAGTCGTATGTAAACTTTCCGCGGTTAACATAATCGTTTATGGCTTTGGCATACTGCGCGGCATATGTTCTGTCGCTCTGCAGCGCGGCTCGGCGCCTTGCAAGGTCTTCAAGTGCCCTGTCGCTTTCAAGCGCATATTTGCTTCTGCGCTCATCCGGATTGTAAGCCGTAACCTTAATGTTACCCCCGCCGCTCACTATTTTCGTTGCCATTGTTTTTATCCTCCATATTCAGAATTTCGCATAAATGCTTTGCCCACTCATATAGCTCTTCGATGCTTGCTCCTTTGGGCGGTTCTATAATAATCATCCCGCATACTCCGTTTCTCTGTAAACAGATATTATCTTGCAGTCTCCGATACCCTCAAAGCGCAGCCTGTATCGGTCGCAGCGCTGAGGAATGAAGAAAATATCGATTGGCATGTCGTCGCTGCCGGTATATGCGCCGCAGCTTTCCCATTCGCCGTCGTCGTATGAAACAAATGCTGACATTACGCTGCCGCGCGGAAGCTTCAGCTTGATCTTTATTTTGTTTACCCTCTTGTAGTAAATATCTCCGTATCCGAGGCTGCCTGTCTCAGCATACCATTTGATGCCGCTCTCGCCTCCGCTTACGGTGAAAATCTTGCCGTCGGAGCCGAGAATATAAAAATCCTCTGCGCAGCGCATCATTTTCAGAGCATTTGTGTTGTCTTCGATGTGCCACAGCTTAATCTGAGTGTCATAGACCAAAAGCAGATATTCGGTGCCTCGCCGTGCGCTGACGTAGTATTTGCCCATGTATGCCCCGCCTACAGCATCGTCGTATACATCGTTTCCGAGAGCGGCATCAACCTTGACCGGAACTCCGCCCGAATATGCCATAAAACCGTCGTAAGAATGGTAGTAAAGCACCTCGTCGACCACCGCGACCGACTTGTCTCCGCCGGGCTTTATGCCTCTGTAATTGTATGTAACAAGCTGAAAAGACGAAGGGGAGGTTCCGTATACTCTCACAATAGCGTTTTCCTTGAAGAAAATCGGATATCCGCCGTAAACCGCCGCTCCGGTCCATGCTCCGTCCGAACCGACTGAAGCAGTCCATGAATCCATTGCGGTGCCTTCGTACTTGTACCAGTTTTTCGCATCCCCAAGGGCAGAGCAGTATATTTCGTTTATAACGCCCTCCGACGTCTTTCCGTCCTTGTGTCCGTAATAGCACCCCCACAGGCGATTGTTGCATTCCACAACAAAATCCATGGTCGGCACTTTGCGCGATATCTCAACGACAGCATCGCCGGCGACGGTTTTTGTTATCACCTTGTTCAAAAATCCGTTGAGTATCAGCCCTCTTTCCGATATCGAGCTGATGATATAAGAGCCGTCGCACTCGTTGTCGATGCCGTCAAGGTTGATGCAGTCACCCTCGGAAAATCCGTCAAAGGGAGCAACCTCGTAAACGTCCTGCAGATTCTTCTGCCTCTCTCCGTTCCGTTCTCCTATGTATGCATACTCTCCGGCGTTGTCGCGCGAGTCCGAGCTTGCAAAAGAAAGCATAATGTAGTTCTGCGTCTGCGCTACCCATTCATTTAGGGCGGACGAGTATGCATACAGCTTTCCCGTGACGCTGTCCCGCCATCTCATGCCGTTTGCGGGATTGTCGGGCTTTTCGGTCACTACCGCTGCAGCTGCGGCGCTTTCATATGCTTTAACCACATACCCGGTGATTGTAATGTACCGTCCCTTGACCGCATATGCCGCAAGCCAGTCGGCGGCAGTGCCGTGACCTGTCAGCACAAACCCGCCTGACGGCACGGTTACGGAGGGCTCTGCCGTGTAGCTTACAACCTTGGTCACGATGCCGGAGCTGTCAACATATACGTTGATGCCGTGTTCGTTATATCCCCCGGGAGGATTGCTGGTGATTATCACCATTTCGTTCGTTCCGCGACCGTAGGTTTCTCCGGAGCCTCCGGTATACTTTTTGTTTGCCGTTTTACTCGACAGCGGAGAGTCGTCAAGCCGCCCCTTCTCGTCGCACGGCGCCATCCTAAAGGTAATGTATCTGCCCAATTGGTCGACATCCGAAACCTCGGTGTTCCTGTATACCTTTGTCGTATTTGAAAGCTTCGTAAATTCTGTTTTGATAGCCCCTATGCGCACTGCCTGCGGGAAGGCATACACATACCCCGCCTGAGCTACAAGCCGCGTTTCCGCCGCATCTCCGCCTATTTTCCGCGCCGCTTTTGCATCCGTTCCGTCTCTGTTGAGAAAGCTGACATATGTTTCGGTGCCGTCTTTTGTCACGGCGGCAACAGTACCCTGCTTCAGACCCTCTCTCGTGCCGGATGTGTCGCACGGCACAAAATCGTACACACCTGTAATTCCGGTTGTACCTCTGCCGTCACGCACAGCCAAAAGAGGGTAATATTTGGATGTCATGTTGCGCATATCGTGAAATTCGCTTTCGCTTATGCGCACATTTGCATTGTATCCGCCGAAGGTATCCGTGTAATAGGTTTCCGGCGTTTGAATTTCTCTTGTTTCCATTGCTTACCTCAAAATCTTATGTAAGACTTTCCGTGCACGTGCGTCCGCCTGCACCAGTTTGCAAAATCCTCATAGGCAGACGAGAAATTCTGTACGGCTGCATTGTAGCCGTTGCTTTCTCCGTTGCTTTCGCATATCTTTGCTTTCAGATAATAGTCGTATACTTCGCCGTAAACGTACGGTATGATAAGCTCCTGTTCGCCGTCTGTATACGGCGTAAATTTCTTACCGTCCCAATCAACGTATTGAGTGATAATTTCGTTGTGTATTTTCGCGTCAAGACGGCTCAGCCATTTTATGAGCTGCGCGTCGTCATACTTACCGCGGGTAAGCGCTCTTGTCTGAGCAATAACATCATTGATTTTCATATCGCACCTCCATGACAAAAGTATAAGAAAAAAACGGGGGTAAGTGATACCCCCGTTTTCTGTTAATTAAGCGCCTTTGTTTTGGCTGTTTCCTGCAGTTTGCGGCTTGTTTCGGCACCTTCAAGATCAAATCTTTCGGCACCGTTAAGTATTTCCACTACAGATTCAGGCACTTCAACAAACTCGCCTCTCTTGATGAGATATGTTTTGCCGTTGTCTCCGACAAATTTGTCGTCTTCAAGCACGCCCGGAACATAGGGCAGCTTGATTCTTACTCTTTTTTCTGCCATGTTAAAACCTCTTTCAGTTTTCGTTGTCCGTTGCCGAGAACGTAGAAGCAGAGATAACGTCAAGAAGTCTCTCGGGATAAAGAACCTTTGCCACATGCATGGCTTTCCAGCCGGAGGTGCCGAACTGCTCAAGAGGACCGCCGATTTCCTCGGCAGACTTTATAATGGTCTTCATGGTCATTCCGGTAGGCTCTACGATGCCGAAAGCGTCCTTGCCGAAGAAGAACGAATGATACACGGAAATAGGAGCGGTGGCAGAGTTCTTTTCGATCTTTGCCTCCGTGGTCTCGATAAAGCGCACTCCGTGCAGCTTGCCTATTTCGCCGTTGTATATCTTTTCGGGGTTAGCGTATTTCTGTGCCTCTACCCATCCGCTGTCCTGTCTCAGGTCGTAAGCAACGGAAGGATGGATTATAGCAATAAAGTCACCGTTTATGGTGGGAGTGTTCTGCTGCTTGAGAATTGTTGCGGCTCTTGCAACATCAGTCGCGGTAATTTTACCGTTTGCAACCGTAAGCGCGTTGTTATTCGCGGCACCGCCGACGCGGTACACGTTTGTGTTGGTAAGCAGCACGTTACGAGTGAGAATGTCGAGTGTACGTGCAGCCTGATCACCGTGCTCGTTGACAGTCTCTGAAAGCAGAGGGTCAACCGCAGCCCACATTACAACGTCGGTGAGGGGAGTGTAGTCTCCGTACTGCTGAACGGTTGCGGTGATGGTGGATACATCAAGCTTGTTGCCGTCGGGGATAAGACCCTCTACAAGAGGAGTGGTTGCAGCCGCAAAGGTTTTCATCCTGCGCCACTCAACGGTTTTTCCGCTTCCGGGCTTAAGTGTCTGCTTCTTTCCGAACTGGTTAAACGCATACTTTGCCCTTGCATTTTCGAGCAGAGCAGTGTTGTAAAAGGTTTTCATTTCGGCAGACAGATTGTTGCCGGTAGTAGAGTTTGTTGTGCCGTTAAGGTTTGATACGCCGTATGTACCTACAGTAGGTGTAAGAACTGCGAATCTCTGAAGATTAAAAGTAAACATAATTTTTCCCTTTCTGCGGGGAAAAGCTCAGAATGTTACAACTTCTCCTCGCCTTGCTCTCTCTATGTATTCCTGTATTTCCGAGAGAGACAGTTTTGAAATATCTTTTTTAACTGTTGCAGGAGGTGTGTTTCCGAGACCGTTTTCCGCTACCTGTGCGCCGCTTCGGATGTTGTTTACAACATTCGCTTCTACGGCATGAGCGGTGTTTTGCATCGCCTTGGCTATTTCCTCGTCAAATCGGGTAGCCTTGTATGCGTCAAGGAGAGACAGCGACGGATTCTGAGCAAGCTTGGCAAACTGAGGATTCGAGTCCAATTCCGTCTGCAGATCGAAATCGGGAAACCTTTCTCTCACTTCCAATACCTGACGTCCTATTCTTTCGGCAAATTCACGGTTTCTGTCCGCTTCCTCCCGTTCTTCGAGAGCTTCGCGGGCGCTTCTTGCCTCTGCTGCCGAGCGTTCAAGCATTTCCTCAATCTCGGGGGTTGTGCCGTTTCTTTCGGCAAGCTCCTCGTAATAGCTTCTGTCGGCACTTACGGCAGCCATAATAGCGTCAATGTCCTTTGCATCCTTGCTGTACTTTTTGGCAGCGCGGTCTACAAGGGGCTGCAGCTTTTTTAGCGTGCCCTGTGCGTCCTTTTCCCGCCTGAGGCGTTTCTCAACAGCATTTTTTACCGTCTTGTTGATGTCCTCCGCATACATTTCGCGTATACGGTCATAGGGAAGTCTTTCATCCGCCGTGGGAGTCCCTGCGCCGGCAGTATCGACTGCCTGTGCTCCCGCAGCTTCGCCGTCGGCGACCGGCATACCGGCAGCATCTGCGGTACTCATAACCGCACCTGTCGCCTCGCCTGCGCTTTCCTCCGCGAAAAGCTGTAAATCGAATTTCTTCATAAAAATCCTTTCTCCGGGTTAAGCCCGTGACTCTGTGTAGATTATAAAGAGATATCACACATAGGTGATAATCACGTTTTCGGGATATTTTTCCGAAATTTCGGCAATTCCTCCGGCGGCGAAATCGTAAAGAGAAGTATCTCCGCCGGATATTACAAAATTGCCCTTGTCATGTACATCCGTCGCATACATTGCAAGAGTTTCAAGCAGTGCGGATACTCCCGCGCAGACTATATCCTGCCCGGCGGGAGCATACCCTGCATGACCGCTCGCCGATATTGACGGCACATCACGGTCGTAGATAACCTCTATCATCTCGGCTGCGTCCTCTCCTGTGCGGCATCACGTGCCTTTTGCATGCGTGTATCCTCCGCCGCATTGCCCGATACGCTTACACTCGCCTGCTGCATCTGCGGAGCTGACTGCTGTATGCTGCCTGCTATCATCGCAGCTGTCTGAGGCTCGTATTTCTGCGCCAGTGTCAGCGCAATCTGCTGATACTGCATAAGCTGATCAAGCATAGTGCCGTTCGCACTGATTTTCTGTGCAATATCGTCCTTGCCGTAAAAATCCATCGCATCGAGCAGCATAAGGCTCTGGTCGACGTTTTGCGGATTAAATACGCCAAGTCCGTAAAGCTGCAGGGCAAGCTCATTCTGCGCCATTTTGGTGTACTCGCTTGATTTTTCCGCCGTAACGTCAATGTCAAATTCGGGCATCCGCAGTCCCATGTCAGCGCCTGCCGCGCTCATCTGCGGCTGCGCTCTCAAGTCAGCGTTGGAATACTCTACATACTGAGGCTCGCCGCTCTGCCCCTGTATGCGGAAATACCGCATGGTGTCGTATTTCTCGCGCATAAGCTCAATAACGAGATAAATAACCTGCTTGTATGCCTCGTATGTAGCCGATATACCGTCACGGCTCTGCTTTGATCCCGCCTCCTGCATAGCAGCTATAGCGCTGGCGGCCGTGGCTCCGCTTGTACCGCCGTTGTTAACGTCTCGGTTTCCGGTTACCTCTTTGAGCTCACCTGTTTTGTAATCCAGAAACGTAATATAATTGCCGCTGAGAGAACTGTAATCAACAGGTCTTATGCTGTCCTGTCCGAGAGATCCGCCCGTGTGGATAAAATCATTCTGCCAGTCGGCAAATTCCGACTCGTTTACCGCGCCGTTTTCTTTGATAAAATATCGCGGCTTTGCTCCGCAGACAGTATTTTTGACTATAGCCTGATTGATAATGTCGATCTCTTTTTGCGTGTCCTTGCCGTAGTCAAAGTATCCGTATCCGGCAATGCTGCCCTCTATGTCAAAGAGAGTGTCAAAAACAAAGGGATATCTGCCGTGCTCATACCATCCGCGCTCACTGCGAGGCTTGCCGTAGGGCTGCTCGGTCAGCTCGCCGTACTCGTCCGTAATGTAATGCTTTGGCAGCTCCGTATCGTTTTCCGTGGCATACAAAACCTCGTCGCCCACAAATTTGCAAAAATGCAAAACCGATTTGTAGCCTGACCTTTTTTTGTAGTACCAGTCCACAACACAAGACTTGTTTGTTGCGTCGACCGTATCGTCATATATGTATTTTGACACAAGGCTCTCGTTGGACTTGAGCTTGTCCCTGAGCTGCGGATATATCTGCTGCAGCACATCATTGTCAACCAGGTCAACGACAAAAACGTTTGCGCTGTCCTGTATGTCGATTACGCCGGGCTCCCAAAACAGGCGCAGCAGATCCATTTTTTTGATTGCAATGTCGCCTACGCCGTTGTGCTTGGACGAGTCCCAAAACACACCGTATACTCCGGTGCCCTGCTTGAGCTTGTAGGTAACAACGTCGCGGTATACCTCCTTAAATCCGTTTTGATCGAGTATAACGGGGATAACATCGGTAAGCCGCTGTGCCTCAGCCTCATCATCCGGCATACGCGGCAGGATGTTTGGCTCGGGGAAGGCGTCCATATAGTCAGCCCGCTTTGATACCACGGTGTTCCAGAGCCACGCGGAGGCGAGGCGCATGTCATGCTTGGACACCTCGTTGTAGCTCTGCCATTGCTTGAGCTTCCAAAACTGCTCATTTTCGATGATCCTCGCCTCAAGGTGCGATTTGGCGCTCTTGTACTTTGACAGTATTTCTGCTGCCTTGCGCACCTCGTCTCTGCCTATGGGCATATTTTTAACACTGTCCTCTTTTTTGCGTAAATTAAACACGTTTTACCTCCATGTGTGTAGCTGTGTCGAGCGGGTCGACAAATACACAAAATTCCTTGCGCTTTGCCGGAACGGGGGATATCGGGCGGGACATGAGGAAATACCGCGTTTCGTCGGCTATATGATCCTCTCCGTCCGTGTCCAAGTCCTCGGGCTTGGTCTCGCTGTACTGCAACAGCGGTATAGTCCGTATAAAATCCTTGCAGTTGCGGAAAACATACATCATCGGCTTGCCGCTCTCATCAAAAGCGAGTCTGTAATGCATCTGCATCCAGCCGGATATACGGTCGTTAATGCCCGGCTCAAACAAAACACCGTGCCGCTCAGCCGTCTCATTGACCGATATGCCGCGGGAGCCGTCCCAGATAGACGGGTCGGCAACACCGAATATTGTCTTGCCGCGCAGCCACGGATGCTCCCTCTCAACCTCGGCAATTTTCTGGAACTGTCGCTCAGGCTCCCACTTGAGTCCCTCATTAGGTGTGCCGTTGCATCCGTAAAGCTCCAGTATGCGGTACACAACACCGTCACGGTCAACACCCCACCAAGCGCACGAGAAAGGTTTTGCGTAACCGAAATCGTAGCTGCGGTATATTTTCCAGTCCGGCGGCACATCAAAGGGCTCGATAACGTGAGTCCACTTGCCGTCCATGTAGTGATCGGGATCGTCAACAAAATCCTCGAAAAACTGTCCCTCAAATATGTTCCAATCGCCCTCAAGCCACGCTTTCCGGAGCTTTGGCGGCAGTGCCTTAAGCTGCTCTACGTATTCTGGTTGCTCCCTCATAAGTACCTTGTTGTCGGTAACAAGCGAGCGGATAAAGCAATACTCCTCCGGGTTTTCCCGATCCTCATATTTTTTGTCGATAAATATGCGCTTGATATACGCATGCCCCTGTCCTCCGGGGTTACAGGTGTAATACATACGCTTGGGCAGACCGTTTGTGCCGCGCATACAGGCGGTAATCGCTCTCATCTGATACTCGGACAGCTGCGTTGCCTCGTCCAAAAATATTATGTCGTACTCCTGTCCCTGCAGGCGGTCAAGATCGGAGTCTCGGGCGCAGTACGTAAATGATATGGTTGACTTGTTGGGCAGCATGAGTATCTTGTCCTTATCGCTGTACCGGGCGACCCCGTAAAGCTGCTCACGCAGTATGCGTATATGGTTGTTGACAAGCTCCGGATACGTCCGTCGTACAATCAGACAGCGTATACCAGGATAGCGCTGACACAGCAATATGGCTTTTGCACGCACCGCCCAGCTCTTCCCGCCGCCTCGTGCGCCGCCGAAGCCGATGTGCTTTGCCTTTGCCGCCAAAAACTCCGCCTGCCGGGGAGACGGCGCCGGTATTGTGATCACTCGCTCCATGCGTCGGCACCGCCCTCAATCTTGATAACAACACCCGCACCGTCACTCTCAAACGCTTTTTCCAAATTTTTAATCCTTGCCTCCTGCTCTCGGAGATCGAGATCGGTTACGATGCCCTGCACGGACTTAATATCCTTGAGCGAGTTAGTCAGCTGCCGCAGGTTGCGCTTAAGGTACTCATCATCTGCCGCATATGTCTCAATCCGCTCTATAAGAGCATCGCACAGCTCGTTAAGCCTCTCCCGCCTCTCACGCATGGCAGCCTCCACCTCGGCAGAGGACACAGCGGCATTGCGCTTTGCGAGATCGCTTGCCCCGGCGTTAATCATAGCTCGGCGCAAAGGGAGATACTTAACTCCGTATTTAACCGCAAGATCGGTCATATGCTGTGAGCCGTTGACATACTCGTCTATGCATTTTTTAAGCACATCGTCGGGGATTACTTCACGTTTCGGCATTTTATCCCTCCTGTTAGATTTTTACTGTGATTTATGGCATCAAGCCACATTGATATTGTATCTAATGCCCAAAATAAGTGATAACTACGTTTTGCAAGCCCAAAATATCAAAATGCACAAATTAAGCACCTTACATTTGTACAAGATTTTATGAAAAACTTTTTCAAAGCCTATTGACATTGCACTCATTGAGTGGTACAATAGAGACAACAAAAGGGCAGAGCCCGAAAAAGCAGAAAGGAAAAACACAATGAAACTTTGGTATGCAGCACTGACAGACAGAGAGGATATCGACTGGGGCAGCGGCTCATTTGATTTTGATGAGGCGGTAGAGATGGCTAAGGAGCTTGGCGATAACAGCATCATAGCTGCAATCGACGCCGGATACGACAAGGACGGCAACGAGACATGTGACTCAATATGCGTCGCAGAGTATGTCAACGGGATTGATTTTTAAGGAGGACGAAGAAGAATGAAAGTATCTGAAGTAAAGCGCCTGCTGCAGGACGCGCAGGAGTGCAAAGACCTTGAGCATTACATAGCAGAGTGCGGCGGCTCTCTGCCGGACGATAGCTATTACGAGGATGCTGATAAGGCGGTAGAGACTCTTACGCTGCTGTACTCCTGCAGGGACGGCATAGACGTTAATGACCTGATCAAGCTCCATGGCGGCAGCATGGCAGAGTTTGCGCGGGATTACGGTATACCGTATCGCACAGTGGAAAACTGGGCAACAACGTCGAAAGAACACCGCGAGCCGCCTCAGTACCTTATGCGTCTGATCCTTGCGGATCTGCTGGATTAATACAAAAAGGACCGGGGATTTCTCCTCGGTCTTTTTTTGTTGCTCTTATGCTTTATCTGCGGCTCGGTTTTCCGACAAGTTTTACGTCGCAGAGATTTACAATCTGACTTATATGTCCTGATCTAAACCAGCCACTACCGGCATTAGTGGCGCTTGTGTCTGTTCCCGTTACAATTGTGCCGATGGGAAAATAGTGCAATGGATAGCTGTTTCCTATAACCATGTATTTTGCCCCCTTGATATATTTGGGGTCATTCGTCTTCGTCAGCCGCTCAAACGCAATCTTCGCGCCGACCGCAAAGTCAAACTTATCATCGGGCGAACACTCAGCTTTTGCGGATTTTTTGACTTCTCCGTCCTCGTAAAGCCTTGCAAGCGTCTCTTTGCCGTTTGTGGTAATAAGGATTCTAGCGTCGCAGACCGGCTCAAGCAGCTCCTCTACAAGTACCGTCTTTATTTCATGCCCGAAACGGTCAAGTCCGCTTATGCTGTAACAACCCCTGTTTTTACGGCACTCTGTCACGGTAAAAACAAGACCGCAAACGTCTGCTACAGCTTTAGCAATAATATATACTGCGCCGGAGCTGTGGTCTTTGTCAATGCCGCATACCTTCAGCACGTCTTTCCACTCTTTAACTCTTACTTTGTCTCCTATCTTAAATTTCATAAATCTTTCCTTTCGTATTTTCCCAAGACCGCCTCATAAAGCCCGCACTCCCGATAGCCCTTGATCCTGTTGCAGTACCGGCAGCGGTGAGCCACAGCGTGTCTCTCGGTTGCAAAAATATTTTTGATTGTCGTGCGCCGTATAACGCCCTCACAATATATGGTCGTCGGCGTTTCGCGGATGTAAAACGGACACTTTGCACTCTGAGACTCAGTTGCCATAACGCTCAAGCCTCCTTAATGATCACATCGACACCGTCAGCATCGGCATCCACGATCCTGTGGTATACCTGCGTAACATACCACCGCGAGTCATCCTTGATGACTCCGCAGCTTTTCAGCGAGTCCAAAACAAATTTGGCGCCGCTCTGTATGTTGTCCGCATCCCGCCTTTTCGTGCGCTCTTTCCACACAAGGCATATTTCGCACGGAGCTGTCACCCGGCGGCATTTGCCCTCTGCAATAGCCTTGTTTATGTAGGCACATATAGCCTGCTCAACGTCCGCCTTAAATTTGCGTCCGGTCGACCAGTGGCTGCGGCAAGCATATGTGTACTCATTCAAGCTCGGCAGCTGTATCGGTATCTCTATATGATTCATCATCGCCAAACTCCTTCAGGATGTCTGCGGCGTAGCGTATGCCCGCCGCAAACTCTTCCTCGTCAGTATAACCGTCCGCTTCGCGGTATAGATAATCTATCGCTTCAGCGTATTTTGTATTTCCGTCCATTTCCTGTGTAACCATGCGCGGTATCTTTCGCAATGCTTTATGTGTGCGCAGTTTTCCCGGCTCCCGGGGCTGCATTGCATGCATGGATACCCCTTTCCCATAGCTTTACTTTGCTCTATGATATCACGCTTTTCCTCGACGGTCGACTTATTGCCGGCATTTTTGTCCATTATCTCACCGTCCTTTAAAATTGAGCTTAACAATTTTGTATTTGCGGTCAAAAGTGTTGCTGCACCCGCGGGAGAAATATGTATAGATGCTCCCGATCTTGATCCCGAGATAATCCGCAACCTCATCGACCCTGCCCACCATAACCGGCAGCTCATACTTGTCGTTGGTAACAACGGCATAGTATTGTTTTATCCTGTTGCGCTCACTCATTTTTTACCTCGCAGTCTCTCATACGCGCCACCGTTATGCTGTTTGCACCGGAGCGGGGCACAAGCTCAAGAGAGTTGCGCCATCCGCCTTCATGCCTGTCGTACCATGTGTTTATGTGAGCAACGGCATACTCACCCCCGCGGAATATAACCGTCTGTCCGCTTTTGCAGGCTGTCTTAGCTTCGTCCGTTGTCATTTTCCCGCCTCACGTTTCCGCCGCCTTTCAAGCTCCGCCTCGGCGGATTCATAGCTCATAAACACATACGGATCTTCATCTTCCTGCGGCCATATGACGGTTTCCTTGTCATGAAACGCCAGATCATACATCGCATAGTCCATCGTATATGTTATCCGCACCTCGTCGTTGTCTCTGCACCAGCGGTTGACAATTATACCCTCGACCAACCCGAGAGCGATCTCATCTCCGCGGGACGTGCGAACTATAACATATATCGCGTCCCCAACCCTGCAGGGCGGCCATATGCACAGTGCCTTGTCCTTGTAGTTCTCGCAGTGCTTGCGGATGTCGTCCTTAAATCGCGCATCATCGGCAAGAGTGCAAACATCATGATGTATGCAGTCCCTGCAGGTCTTGTCTTTTGTTTTGAGCTTGTCGGCCTCCGACTGATCTTTGGCTGCGCAGACTATATAGTCCTGATATGCTTCATGATCCGCCTTTGCCTGCTCAACCAGCTTTTTGGCAGCGTCGGAAGCCGCCGTCGTTTCGGCTTCTTCGCGGTCAAGAAATACGTTCTTTCCGATTGCCCCTTTTGTAAAGGAGTCCCGCGGGTTGTTGTCTGTTTCAAAAGCAACGCGTGTAATTGTACGATTGCGTACATATGCGCCGCTGTAGTCGCAGTTTACAACATACACCGTATCCCCGGGCGCACACGGTGCTGTGTACCTCGGTTCTGCCTTGATAATCTTTTTATCCGTCATTTTCGCTCCCTCTCCATACGTATGATTTCTGCAACTCCCTCCGCCAGTACCGCGGCATACTTCATAGGATCCGCCTCAAAGTCTTTATTATCAATATTCAGCACCTTGCCGTACATTACACCGTTGTCGGCGGTTCCCTTAATTCCTCCCACGCGATCCGGATGGGTTACAATTTCAATTTGTACTATCATGTCTCCGCCTCCTTCATAAAAAACACTTTTTTCAATGCGCTTTGCTGGTTTTCATCCACTTCCAGCTGTTTTCTCACCGCAGCCTCGGCTCTCTCTGGTGTGTAAAAAACGCCGGCATATAGGATGTCGGAGGTGCAGCTCCCGATTTTCTCCATCTCCTTAGTTGTACACAGATAACACGGCATATGGGAGCTGTCGCATATCCCTATTTCACCTTCAAGTATTTCAAACGCCTCCACGGTCCGGGGCTTGATCTCTCCGGCATAATCGACGCAGTACACCGTATCGCCCACCTTGCACGGCAGCTCTATGTAACGTGACTTGTCCGCAAAGCCGTTGCAAACAGCGTCCGTATTCTGCAAAAGCAGCACACAAATTTCGTGATGTATGCAATCTCTACACGCTGCCATTTTCTTCACTTTCTATCTCCCAAATCATGAGGGTCTTTAATGTATCAAAAGCTTTGGTAAGTAAAAAATCAATTTCTTTTTTGGTCGGTATGTGTTCGGATTCAATTTCGATAAACTCTCCGTATTTCTCTTCTCCCCACATGAAACGCCATCCCAAAGTTCCGGCAAGGCTCCCCAAAACTTTCGTTTCGATTATTTGAAAATGGCGGGGCATACCCATCTCGGCTATCCTGCTGTCGCCTTGCTTTATGCGTTTGAACCATCTGTCCGGTGCCGTGCCGGTCCGGTCCATTCTCGCACCGCAGCCGGGGCAGTATTTTTCGTTTGCCTCCGACGTATGCCAGTTTGTGTATCCGCATTCGGTGCACTCAAACTCATATTCTCCGCAAACATATGCCCCCGTATTTATCCATTCGCCGTGCCTCACCTCCTCCACATCAACGGCGGGCAAGTCCCGGCACCGTATGCCTTTGTCCTCGTCATGGAGGACTATTCGGCAATCTTCATAAGGCTCAATATCTACATATCTGCTCATTTCTCCTCGCCTACCATTTCTCCCAAGACATTATCAATGTCCTCAATCAAAACGGCGCTGTTCCAAAGTCTTTTCCTCTTATTCTGTTTCAGTTTCTCCGCAAACTCTTTGTATGCTTCTGCTTTGGCGCTTTTAACCGCTTTTTCAGAGCAATCAAAGCTTTTGCCTGTTTCCGGTGCTCTCTTTTCTCCGTCAAGCCAAGCCACAAAATCTTTGTAGCAGTCATCGCACAGATCTATGTATATTCCCGGTCCGCGAAAGTCCCTAGGGGGCAGCGTTCCGTTATAGATATGATAATCACGTGCGCATTGGACTTCATACTCCATTTTCCCGCATCTGTTGCACTTTAATACTCTCATGCTTCTGTTACCTCTATTCTCTCGATATCGCATCTCCTGTATTTTCTCGTATCAAAAATGGTCGTGTAAAGATATTCCTCGTCAAGTTCAATCTTTTGTACACCGCCAAGCTGATATTCGTTTACGCCCTTAACCTTGATTTTAAGTGTCATCTTCCTCGAATTCCTTTCTAAAAATTCTTATGCAAAACTGATATCTCAGCCATATAAAAGCTATAGCAAATTTACAGTTATACGACCCCCAAGTAATACCAACCGAGGGAATGATTGCAAACTGCTTGCCTTTATTAAAGCTCATCCGCCCTGCTTTCATTTTTCATCACATCCCCGTTCTTGTTGTTACAGATATCAGCCAGGCCTTCAAAGTCTTTGCCTTAATCAAGGCTGCTTCAACGGCAGTGTCAAAACTTTTGACTTCAAAGTCTTCGCTCACCACCAAATCCTCTCCCCAAACAAATTTGCTGAATTGGCCTACAATGCCGAGGCAATCCTCGAGCGCCATGTTCAGGTTCTCAACCTTGTCTTTTATAGTTGTTGGCGGTTGCGGGCACTCGCACGCGCATACATCGTTAACTTCACTGTCTCTCATTTTCTTTCCTCTCTCACTTTCCCGAAAAATAAATTATCCAGCGTATGAAACATCAGCGCAGTCAAACGCTGATATTCCTCAAGGCTCAGCGTCTCCCTGAGCCGCTCGTTGATAAGCGCTATATCCCTTTCCTCTGTCATAGCTTGTTTCTCCTTCCGTTCTTTCGAGCCTTGCGCTCCTCGTCGTATCGTTTTTCCGCCCTGACCATACAGTTGTATGTGCAGTATAATCCCTTGTAGCTCCTGTAGATGTGGTAGGGAGCAGGGACAAACTTTTTCCCGCACCCTACGCACTTGCACTCTACCAATGAGCCGCGTATGTTTTTGCTTTTGCTCATACTTCCTTCCTCCTTGATGCCGCCAAAGCCGCCGCGAAGAAATCGTCCGTGTCAAATGATCCTTGAGGCGTTTCTTTTGCTTTGCCGGCATGCTCCGTCTCGCTCCATTTTTCGCAGAGTGAATACCAGTCATCGACAGGCTTCCCCTCTTTTGTCTTCCATCCGAGCTTTGAATAATAGGCAAAGAAACGCTTCGGATTAACGTTCAGCCCCCTCGAATTGCAATATGCAATTACATCTGTCAGTGCCGGTGCCGCAGGCACAGTGTAAGTATTAGTGTTCTTTACTTTACTTTCCTCTACTTTACTTTGTTTGGAAATGTCGACATTTTCAGAGGAAATGTATACATTTTCTTCCGAAATGTATACATTTTTCGGAATTTGGGCGCAAGGAACAAGGAGGTACGCTTTTTTGATTTTGACAATTTTACGGCGGCTCACTGCCTCGAAGTACCTTTTCTGTATTCCGACGCTCGTCAGAATACCGTACCTGTCATACATTGCCTTATCAAATATACCTCGTCTTATCGAAGCTGCCACTATTTCCGAAACGACGCTCCCACCCAAACCAATTCTCTTGGCGAACAAAAGCGCAACCTCTATGTTCCATTCACAGTAGTAACCAAACTGCCCGTATATCTTCTGAAGCAGCTTAACGACTACCGCAAACCCTGTAAGCCCGAATTCAGCTTCGATCAATTCAAATTTGTCATCCAAACAAACGTCAAGAGGGAAGTATTCTATCCCCTCTTTCATACCTCACCTCAGAACGGCAATTCTTCATCCGTCGATATAGGCTCAAACTGCGCCGGAGACTCAGGAGTATCGTTTGCGGGCTTGTCCGCCGCTCTCTCGCCTTTGGAGTCCACAAAGTACACGTCCCGCGCTACGATCTCCGTCGCTGTACGCTTCTCACCGTTCTTTGCCTCGTATTTTCGCGTCTGAAGCTCTCCCTTGACACATATGGACGAGCCCTTACCGAAATACTTGCAGACAAACTCCGCTGTATTCTTCCACGCCACAACACGGAAAAAGTCCGTGTTGTCCTGACGTGATACCGCCACATCAAACGATGTGACCACAGTGCCGTTTGTCGTTGTCTTGAGCTCCGGAGCGGCGCAAAGCCTGCCCCCGATAATAACCGTGTTGAAATTGAAATTCGCCATCGCTCAATTCCCTCCTAAATAATATCTTTTGTAGTAAACTCCGTCGCCGAAACGGTTTATGCCGCGCTCCATCGAACCGCGCACATCAATTCCCGCCGCCTTCAGCTCCGATATGCGGGAAGTAAGACTTCCGACCGAAAGCTCTCTGAACGCTTCCTGCACCGTTATACTGCCGTTGCGCTTCATGTAGTCAAGTACCTGCCTGCATTGCGGTTTCATCTTTACCTCCAATTCCGCCTGAATATGTCAAGCCATTCTTTGTCACCGAATCCGTAAACCTTCATTGCTTTTTCCTGTGCCTCGCTTTTCAGCCGCCTGTTAAGCGCCTCATCCGCGTGTACAAGAGCATGATGCCTGCGGCACAGATACACGGTCAGACCGTACCTGTCGGAGGCGCTGCGGTGAGCGCCCTCGAATACGTGATGACACTCAACCGCCGTGCTGCCGCAGATGAGGCATCTGCGTTTTTTCTGTAAAACACTCTTCACCCCATGCCTCCTTGATGGCTTCTATCTCCGCTTTGGACCATACGGGTATTTCAAGGCTTTTCGCCTCCTGCACAATGCCGTCAAGCAAAATGCTCATTTCCTCGCGGTCGTACTCCGACGATCCCCGGTAAACCTTGTAGTGGTTAAACCTTTTGCCCCTCAGAGCAGAGGAGCCAATATATTCCGAATACTTGATGTAGCCGGTTATGTCAACTCCGTCCAAAACGCTGATAACATCGCTTTGTCCGTAGTCCTTGAGCGCCTGCAGATATACTTCCTCCTTCGACAGCCTCATAACGTTCGCGATCTCCGTACACAGCTTCCAGCAGAGCGCATTTGCATTGAGGCTCCGAGCCTCTCTGTGAGGCTTCAAAATAATGTCAAGGTCTTTGCCCTTGAAATCGTCAAAGTACCGTCTGAAGTCCTCAGACAGCGAAATTGTAAGCCTTTGAGTCCCCTTTCGGGAGAAAGAGAGCGCATCCTCGTCAAAGCTTGCGCGTATCTTTGCTTCCATCCTGCTTTTCCGCCTTTTCCGGTGCGTATACATATACCCGCTTGCCGAGAGTGTCGTTGCGTATGGCAAGCCCGGTTATCCTGCCGCCCTCAACGCGCACTTTCTCGACCGAAAAACTGTCGCGGCATTTGCCGCCCTCAATCTTGCACTTGTCAGACGGTATCCAGATAAACGGGGCGGTGTAAAGCTCGCGCCCGATGCCCCAATTGACACACGCCCTCTTGAAGCTGTCGCTTGCCTCACCCTTTTCGGCTTCCGTGTTCGACTCCGCGCCGCAGTCGCTTTTCCATACCCACGTCGGACATACTTCCGATTCGCCGACGTTTACATTAATACCGACCCGGCAAAACAGATTTCCTTTGCATTCATAGTGTTCTCTCTGCCAGTTCTCCGCACCTACGGTCTCATCAAGAATAGCCATGTCAACACGGGCATTCTTGTATAAAAGCAGAGACAGCCCGTTCGGTTTGACCTGCTGTACCCGGCACTCAATGTCCGCCTCGGTTAAGCTTCTGAATTTCATTTTCCTTCCTCCTTCACCTGATCTGAATATTTGCGTTTTTGCGCAGTTCAAAGCCATATACGTCCGTACCGCTCTTCATGGCAGCCTTGACAGCTGCAACATTGATCGCAGGCTCGCTGTACTTCAGATATTCATCGCCGTGCTTCTGCGCCCATTCGATAAACTGTTCCTTACCGCAGATCATCGCGGCAGATTCGCTCGAACGAAAGCTCACCTTGTTTTTGGAGCTTTCAAAGCCGCTCATGCCTGCCTTGGTAAGCTCGCTCGAAAGATAAGCCTTGAGCCTTGCCTGCAGAGCGTCCTTTGCCTTGCGCCTTGCCGCAAGCCGTTCTTCTTCGGCTTTTATGGCGGTGCTTTCCGCCGAAAGCTCTTTGATAAGGCAGCATATACCGTCAGCCTTTGCCTCAATTTCGCCTTTTAAGCCGTCCAAAGTGTCCGCAAGTACATCCTCCGGTATTTCGTCCTCGGACATTTCAAGCAGCATCCTGTACTGCTCTCCCAGCTCGTAAAGCGTCATCCCACGCACCTCCTTCCGAATATCCTGTCTTCTTCCGTCTCCTCTTCATCATCTTCGGAATACGTCTCTATGTCCTCACTGCCGCAGAACGGACAGTAGTATGTAGCAGTTTCGTTGTAGCACCTTGCCCCCCAAAACTCCTCAACATCCCGCCATATTTTAACTTCGGGAGAGTCGAAAATCTCTCCGCACCTTTCACATATATACATTAGCCCTTCCTCCATATAATTCTTAGAATTGCGATCTCCGCCATAAACCACAGAATGCATCCGATGATCACAGCTGCGGGAATGAACGAGTCGCCCACGGCACTCAGCGATACTATTATGAGGATGAATGCCACCCCGTTAAGCACCGCCAAAAGCACATTTGCGATACGGCTAAGCACCGCAATTAACATCTCTGCTGTTTTCATTGTGTTCCTCCCTGTAGTGTTGGTAGTCGGCAAGCAGACCCCAGTCCACTATGAGTCTGTGAAGCGCCACAAACGCATCCGCTTCTCTGTTGTCACGCGCGTCCGAGCACGCCTTATACAGCTTTTCCTTGTCCTTGTATGTGTAAAGTCGTTTCATTTGCACATCACCCTCGCAAGCTCGGTCTTAAGTATGTATCTGCCGTCAAAGTATTTGCCGTAGTGTTTGGCGACAGCCTGATAGCTTATACCCAAAGCCCTTGTCACATCTCCCCGTGACAAAAGCAGCTTGTCCGGACATACCCGGTTCAGCTCTTCAAGGCAGAGCCGATAGCCTTCTTTTTCTCTTGACATAACCTTACTTCCTTTCCATTTGTCTGATTATCTGCTGTTGATCTCCTCAGTATCTTCCGCGCCTCGCGGTCCTCTTCCTGTTTTCGGGACAACATTATCCACCGTCACAATCTGCTTGCGTTGCGCTGACGCTTTTATAATTGCAGCGTCGTTTCCGAGTCTTGCTTCAAGCAAATTCGTCACATGGATCGCGGCTTCGTACGCAAACGCTGTTTTAAAGCCATTCAGCGGCATTATGGCGTCGAGCATCATGTTGGTGTACTCCAACACTATTTCGTCCGGCAAATCCATTGTTTTCTTGTCAAAATTAGAATTCAGCAGCCGCTTTTCAAGCTCGTCGAGTTTCTTCTCAAGCTTCGGGTTTTCTTTCCGTTTATTCATCTCAATGTCTCCCCCTCCGTTGATCTCCTCGAGTATCTTCCGCGCCTCGCGCAGCGCACGCTCTGACTTCTCGCTGTGGTATCTCCCATCCAAAGCCCGCGTGAAGTATGACGCAGAAGTTTTCTCTCCGCTTCTTTCCTCAATTTTGCGGCACAGCTCGTTGAGTGAAAGTTCCGCGTCAATCATGCCGTGGCGAATGTCCTTGTTTGTGCTCATATCAGCACTCCTTTCTTTTTTTCTGCACTTGACAGAATTTGTAATTTGTGCTACTATGATATTGCAACGTATCACAGCAGCCGCGCCGAGCGGCTTTCTCTTACCAACACTCGGCAACTTTTTTCTCATCCCCCCTGTATAAAGCGGCGCTCGCCACGCCGCCTTATATGGGAAGAAGGTTGTATGAAACACGGCTTTCGCCGGGGTTTCCTGATCGCATCGGAGTGCCCTGTTGCCCGTTGACACTCCGATGCTGTCAAAGAAAGTAAATTATGAGGTATGGGCAACTGACAATGCACAGAAGCACGATCATGCTCGTTGCTTCTGGCAATAGTATAGTACAAATTTTATGTACTGTCAAGGAGAAATACAAATTATTTGTACTTTTAGAGGAAGCTACAACGAAAGGACAATTTTTTTGGATACTTTAACCAAGATACTCGGAATAATGAAAGAGCAGCGGGTATCGCAGCAAGAAATCTGTCAATATTTGAAATTGACCAAGCAGACTTTTTCCGAGTGGAAAGCCGGTAGAAGCGAATCATACTTGAAATATCTGCCCCAAATTGCCGAATATCTCGACGTATCTGTAGATTATCTGCTCGGTAAAACTCCCTCACCGGAAAGGGAGGATATCCCCGAGGACGAAAAACGTCTCCGCGATCTGCTTTCGCAGATGTCAGAGGAGCAGCTGAAAACAGCTTATAAAATCCTCTACGCCATAGCGGAGGAGAAGTAATAGTGATAGTGAACACTTGACCCTATATGCGGTGCATTAAGCACCAAATTTTAGCTGCAGCTTTGGAAAGGCGGTGATATATTATGATAAGCAAAATGCTTTCTAATATGTCACTCTTTCCGGGCTTTCCGCAAGCTCCGTTTCGGTCTCGTCTTTCGATGAGCGCCCCGCAAGCGTAGAAACGGAGAACCACACTAAGCAAACTGTCGCCTCAGTTGTATAACAGCCCGTCGGCGTCGGGTTATCAGCCGGAGCGCACAGACCTACCTGTGTTAGCGTACCTGTTATACTGCGTGTGGCTGAAAGCCAAATGCAGAGCGGAGCGGCAACAGGCGAGTTGCCGCGATGCTTAACGCATCGCATATAGGGTCAGGTGGAGAAATAATTCGGTGTCACGGCGGGGACGGAGACCTCACGGATCTTGCAAGCCGTTCCCCGCCGCGTCCGGGGAGCTCCCCGGAATATTTAAGGAGAAAAAATCATGCGCGTCACCCTACCGTGCATGTCTCGGAAGCACCTCATGGTCTGTGCTTCTGGTATCATTATATCAAGCAAAATGCTTGATGTCAACACAAATCAAGCATTTTGCTTGATTTTGGATGAATTAACAAAAAGGTTAGGTTTGTTTTGGATACTTTAACAAGGATACTTGCGGAAATGAAAGCGCAAGGTGTCAGCACACGGGATATATGCGATTATTTGGGGCTTAATATACAAGCATTCACAAGTTGGAAGTCCGGAAAAAACAGTTCGTATATGAAACACTTGCCCCAAATTGCCGAATATCTCGACGTATCTGTAGATTATCTGCTCGGTAAAAC